GCCGGTTCCAGTCTTAAAGACTGAGTGGGAAACAGTTCCTTTCAGTTTCCAAACTGATTGGTATGCTGAACCTACTATGGTCGAAAGGCTGGTTACGGAAGAACCTCCCCAAAACTGCAGGTGTTACTACTGCAGAAATAAACTTGCGACTCCCCATGGATATGTTTTCCTAGGGAACCACAGGTATAAGGGCATATCGTAGAATGGCCACAATTTCTTTTGTTAGGCCATTTTCCGTTGCGAATATAGACGATAAGGCTAAGACCTCGTTCAATACGGTTAAATCACCGCTTGAGTCTTGGAATGAAACCCGTACCGCACTAGTTCGCACCCCTCATGGTCGTTGGCGCCCACCTACAAATTATAGTAGGTCTGGTGAGACTGGTTATGTAGCTTGCTACTCCGCTCACTGTCAGTTGAATTATACTGACACCAACGTTCCAGGGCACCCATGTAGAAAATTGGGTGGCGGCGGCAGTAATGCCGGCGGTAGTTATTTCACTGTCCTTCCAACCCTGCCATCAAACTTTGAGAGCAGGGCCATCATAAAAGCGCGGCTTAGGTTAAAGTCCCAGGATGTGAATCTGGGTCAGGCCTTTGCAGAGCGTGGTCAGACGGTCCGGTTGGTCGCCGAAAATCTCGGACGACTATATCGGATGGTTAAGGACGTGAAGCGGCTTAAGCTGCCCCGGAAGGAGGATTTCTTCGACCACTGGCTTGAACTCCAGTATGGTTGGAAGCCCCTCCTCTCTGACTGTCATGGCGCTGTATCGGCCTTGCACAGGGATATTGAGGCTAGCTCTAAGAGTACGGTAACCGTTAAAGCGACGATCAAGTCATCTGATTACTTTGAAAAAGTTGTCAGTGACGTGGTTGGTGCTACGTGTAGTGTAAAGAAGTCACACTACATAGAGCACAAGGGCTTTATCCGCTTGGACTTTGTCCCGACGGATTTACCGACTAGCACTCTTGCGCAATTGGGCTTGACAAACCCTCTTAGTATTGCGTGGGAACTGCTACCGTGGTCTTTTGTTGCTGATTGGTTCATCCCCATCGGAGATTATTTATCATCTCTCGATGCCACCGCAGGGTGGATCTTTAAGGGTGGATCTTTCTCCTCCAAAACTACCATGAAGACGAAGGCACTGTCTGCTAGTTATACGCAGGCAGCTAACCCCGGTCTACTCGGACTATCCGGGAGCATTACGGTTGAAGGCGAAGGACGTCAATATCGCTTTAGCCGGAAGGCTTATGGTAGCGCACCGTTGCCGACATTACCCAGCTTAGCTAAGCTGGAGAAGTCGTCTCCGATGCATGTGGCAAATGGCATCGCACTCTTGATGTCCGCTATAGTTGGCGGATCCAAGGTGAGATAAACACTAACCTCCAATTTAGGAGAATCGCGTGGGATCTATTACCACGATTGTAGTTCCAGATGCAGCCGCCACCCCAGTTAACCACACCTTTTCACCGGTGAAGGTAAATGGGGACTCCGCCGTTATGCTCGAGAAGTCAAGCACTAGTAGCCTAGGTTACTGGCCGCTGACGCTTCAACAGCGATCTCCAGTGGCGGGTCAGACTGAGAAGGTGTACCGGACCAAGATTAATCTTGCGATTCCGGTCGTCTATACTGAGGTGATTAACGGTGTTAATCGCCCCAGTCTCGGTTACACCATGCGGGCGAACATTGAGTTCGTTATTCCCGCAGACGCAACGTTGCAGAACCGCAAAGATCTTCGGAAAATTGCGGTTGGGATCATCAATGATGCTCAGACCGTTGCAATGGTTGAGCAGCAGGAAAACCTCTACTAAAATGAAAACGGTAGTGGTAAACTTCCTGTTAGCACTGTATGATCTCTATCGTGCAGTGAGGAAGAAGAGCAATGAAAGCTCTAATTCTCACAGCGATTCTGCTTAACTCAACCAACTCAATGAGGTTATCTACCCATGAAGAAGGTAAAGAAAGTTGCGGATCCTTTTCAGGATCTGTACCGACAGTCTGCTTGCCAGGCCAACCAACTTGCCGCGGATATATATACCGCGGCAGATACTCAAGCGTCTTCAGAGATGCGCCAGCAGTTATCCGCTGGCGATTACTCGAAGATTGTATCTGCTTCGATAGACCCAAAGGACTATACGAATGCCGATACGTTCTCGCGGGACTACCTCTGTGCCGAATTGATGTCGAAATTCCCTCATTGGGAGATCGGCGTCAACAGGTCAGCTGTAGCCCTGCAGAAGTTTCTTGAGGTAGAGGAGAACCTTACTCAGTTGAGGTTCACTGAGAATCCAATCGTTTCTAGTCCTTCTAAGAAGGCTAGAATGCGCGCAATCGAAATGACTGCGCGTAAAAAAATTGAGAGGATTTTAGGTGACTTTAGCTGGGATGAGGCTAGCTTCTCTTTCGCGTTTGGTCCTGGAGCTTCGACTTCCATGTCGAGGCGGCGAGGTGATGCATCGTTCAAGTATGGGGCAGAAAGACCCCACATGTCGTATAACGCTGAGATCCTGGCCAATGCCCTGTCTAGGGCACATCCAAGTTGGCAGTTTTCTGCTGCCGTGGTGGCCGGATCAAAGCTTGTCACTGTTCCGAAGAACGCGAAAACCGATCGTACGATTTGTATCGAACCCGATCTGAATATGTATTTTCAGAAAGGGATCGGTAAGTGTATTCGACGTCGGCTCAACCGTTGGGGACTTCTCCTCCCGACCGCTCAGCAGATTAACGCTGATTACGCCAGGGTGGGGAGTGCAAACGGCCGATTAGCAACTGTCGACCTTAGCAGTGCCTCAGATTCCATTCATATGGAATTAGTGAGGTTACTACTCCCAGGTGACTGGGTGAACGCCATAGAGCAAGCGCGTTCCCCGTTCACTGTTCTTCCTTCCGGGCAGATCCATACGCTCCGGAAGGTATCCTCCATGGGAAATGGCTTCACTTTCGAGTTAGAGACGCTTATTTTTTATGCTCTCTGTTCGTCGGTGATAGAACATCTATCAGAGAAGGATACGGACCATCAGTGCACCGTCTTTGGCGATGATATTATAATCGCGTCGGGATTG